CTTACCTATTCTGGTTACCCCCTTGGATTGCTGATGCAGTTGAAACGTTTAGTGCTGTTCACAGTATAACTATTGTTACGTTTTTGTATGAGCAGCAGGCTTATTTGTGCAACTATGTATTAGTAAGAGTTCCTTTGAAACATAAGAATGTGTGGTATCCAGCATCAGTTTTCTTGCTGTTTCAAGTAGTCCACACTATGATGGACTTGGTGTTACCCCATTACTCTGCCACTTTTATAATGTTCTTATGTATGTGGTGGGGAGTAGTCAATCAAGACCTTAGGATACAAATAGCTGCGGCAATGGTAGTGATTAATGATCTCATCCCTATGTGGCTTCAAGGTGTCGTTTATCCCTTGCTATATGTATCTCCAACTTTAGCTGCCATTATTTCTACAAAGATTGTTTTATTATTCATTGCTGGGTGTCAAGAATACTATGCTCTTATTGCTAATCATGCGATATTTGTTCAAGATCAAGCAGTTACAATAGCCGTTAAAGATCGGATCGCCACTGGACCACATTCTTATTATCTTAAAGCTGAGGTTTATCATAACCTTGTGTCTGCTAACGTGATCGTTTCTGAACAGTTAATAAAAACTGAGCGTACTACCAAACCGGTTACTTGGTTTACTAACATGAATACAATGGTGTATAACCAAGATGGCATTGACTTCATAAAGACTAATGAACAGATATATCTTTACACTAACACTTATTGGGTTGATCGATTTGATTGTACTATGGCTGAAGCAACTATTAGCGTTCGCGCCTTTAATGAGCATGTTGCTAACACTTTAATCCCTGTTAAGTATGAGTTGAGCCATAGGAACAAGTTGACTGCAAATTTGCTGGGATCCGGATTAACCACAACTCAGGCTATGGCTATGACTGAGTTGATCATACAAGTAGGATGTAAAATCCATATCACCAATAATCATACCCACATTTGGTCAAATTTAGTCAAGCTTAGGAATGAGGGAATACGAGTGCGCACTACTTTCTTCTTTATTGTGGTTATTGTAGCTGCGTGTACCCTTTTATATTTATTGACTTTGATTGGGGTAACAGTACATGCACGACCTATTAAAATAGTGATAAAACAGTGGATTAGTGCAACTCGTAGTTGGTTTGGAGTGTTTGCCGCAGAATTTAAGGAGTGTACAACTTGCCTAACAACCCATCTTGATTCATTTGAGATGTGGCGAGAAACAGAGTATTTTGAATTATGGCAAATTATTTTTCATCTGCGCACTGTTACTTTGAATGATCTTATCTTTGTTTTTGTATCATTATTTGCTATTGTTGGTCAGGATATTAGTACAATAATTAGTCGGTATGGAAGACGGAATAAGGACTTATTATTGATTACAGTTGTCAATGAATTTGTGTCCATATTCTCCTATTATTATCCTCATTTTCCTATAGCCCTATTGGCCATCATGATTCTTTCCTTATTGGCATTGGTGTTTTATATGTGGTATTACATAGCCCGATTTTGTGAATGGTTTGTTACCACTCTTGCCATCTATGTGTCATGGCTTATAACATCCATGTTGTACTATGGATTGCTACTTGTATTGCCCCTTGTTATTTATTTCAGTATACCTAAGATTAATGCTCAACCTTATGATACTAATTGGGACATTAGCAATGATTCAGTTACTGACTTAACAACAAAATGTTTTATGGTCATACTAATATCGTTAATGGGAAAAAAAAATGTTGGCTGGTCTGAAATCCATGGCACAAGTTAACCAGAAAGCTGTTGATAATAAGCAGGGGAAGACAAATAGTATGCCTAGTGTGAGGATGACATTGTCTCAAAGCTGTATAACTCCTGGTCACTTATTGACAATAAATCGATTACCTACTGCACAGCATTTTCGGTTTACACAAGATCCTTGTCTCAAGCCTTTAATGAGTTTTCTTACTTCAGATATTGAAGGGATGAAGGCTGCTTTAAAACTCTGTGATTCTCCAGTTAAGGTAGCAGCATATCGTCTCTTGCCATTCATATCTCAGTTGAACTACGTGCCCAAGTTTTATCATAATTGTTGTTGTACGTCAGTTTTGGCTTTTCGTAGGCAGTTTAGTCTAGTTCCCCAACCTAAAATACAGACAATTGTTATGTTTGAGAAATGGTTTCGTGATTATATGTTGCCACAACTTGTGCCAGTGATCCGGAAATGTACGTTCCCCTATAACACGTGGTATAACCATTTGGATCAAAAGCAGCGAAATCAAATCGAGAATAGCAAGATTGATCCTGATGTCTTTCAGAATTATAATGGGTTTGTCAAAGGAGAATTACAGCTTGAAGGTGAATCTAGTAAAACCCGTGAGATTTGTACACCCACTGCCTCTAAAAAGAAAGCAGTTGGACAATTCATTTATGATCTAGAGAAACAATTCAAGTATCACTTTTCATGGTATACTTCTGGGAAAAGTTATAATGCTAAGGGTGCTGAGATAGCAGAATTTGCCTCATTTCTAGGTTATAACACTCGTACAATACAGGTTGATGGAAGTGCGTTTGACTCTTCACAGCATGAGATTATTAAGGATATAATAGACTCTGCAATTTATAAAGCTGCTGCCGAGAGAATAGTAGAGACTCATGGGCATAGAGTTGCTAAGTAGTTTATGATTGCCTTACTGATTACACTGCTGTGATACGTGTTAAAAACCGAGATTTCCAGACCATCTGTTCAGCCACACAGGTTGGGACAACACATTCAGGTGATATGGACACATCTTTTGCCAATACTGTACGCATGGCTTGTTATGCACATTTCATTATGCATCTAGCTGGTTTTTCACAGAACTCTTATCGCATGCAAACTACAGGAGATGATAATACCATTTTTGTTCGGAATTGGGATTATGAGAGCAAGGCCAAGACAATAGCTAAGGCATTTAGCTGTGTTTTCATTGATCGCAACAATTTTATGGAACAATTAGAGGACACTGAGGAGGTGGAGCATGGGCTTGGACAGTTGGCTAAGTTCGTGAAGGTAGGGAAATTAGACGACAATGAGTTTTGCAGCACAAACTGTTTTGAGACTGAGAGGCAGGGAGAGCTGTTCTTTCGTGTTATTCGCATGCCTTACCGAGTGTTACAGACTCTAGGATATAAAGATCATACATCCAAGACAACGCATGGAAAATGGCTAAATGACATGGCCGTTTGTAATTTATCCTGGGCTGAAGGTATACCTTTCTTTGGAATGTTGTTTAATCGAATAGCCATCCAGACTTCTAGGTTTAAAGATGATAGTCTAAACGTCGGACCCACTAAAATTAAATATCCTAATTTACCCATAGATCAGAGTGAACTGGATTACAATGAGCGATACACTCGTGTAGATAACATGGTGAAGCCACTTAATCCAGAGTTACTAAATCGTGTGTCAAAGAAAGACATTTATGTGCGTAGGGATCGAGTGTCATCCATTGCTGACTGTGACTATGAAAATTGCCTCATGTGGATGGATGCTAAATTTGGGGTAACACGTGATGACATAGAACAGTGGGAAACAACCATAATGAATGCTGATTTCTTAGGAGATGAGGTTGTGTCCTTTCCAGGTATTGAAAAATTTATTCTTGGCAACCAAGCAGTAAAGGTGATTGATTTTTGTGAATTTGGAATAGAAGCATAAGTTGATTGTCGAAATATAAGACCACTAAGTGGCACTCTGGGTA